GGCAGCCTCACCGGCGCGGAAACTCGTCGCGACCTTCAGGCCCGACTCCCGTTCCGCCTGGTTCCACTGCTTCGTCTCATCCAGGGTTGCGTTGTCCGGCGGCTTCGACCCGGTGTAGACAGGCACACCCAAGCCATTGCGCTCCACAGTCAGCGCCTGGGCCCTGAGCATCCGGTCCTTCAGGAGCCAGTTCTTGTAGGCCGATCGCAGAAGCGACTGACCCACCCAGTCCCCGCCCTCCCGATCATTGACGTAGGCCACCAGCCGGTCGACAGGGATGTAGACCTTCCCGGAGGAGGCGTACTGCTCGATTGCGACCAGGCCCCCGTCAGTGGCCACATCAATGTCGGAGATGGTGCGAGGAGGCCGCCACGCGAGCTTCGCGAGATGAGCACGCCCGCCCTCGTCAATGCGGTACACCTGCTCGAAGAAGCTGTGGCCAAAAGCGAGCTCCAGGAGGGCGAGACGCAGGTGCTCCGTCCAGGAGAACCTTCCCTTCGTCCGAACCGGGGCCTTGGGTGTTTGGCCGCGCACCGGGAGACCCAGGTCCTGGGCAACAAGGTCGACCACCTCGGGGCGGCAATCCTGCGGGTCGATCGTCCACACGGCGGAGCGGATCGGCGACGTCACGGCACGCAGCACGGAACCGACCTGGGCGTCCTCGCGGCGCATCTTGTCGAACACCTCGATGCTCTTCGGCCACCGCAAGTCCGGGTTCGTCTCCGAGGTCCCGATCGCCAACCTGCCCCACGAGGTGAGCTGGTCGACCTGATAGCCGATCTCCGCCACGGCGACCACCCCCATCCTCAGAACACGACGGTCGCCAGATTCACCTGGGACGTCTCCTCACTTCGCAGCACCTCCGCCGGCGGCGGCGGTGTCACCGGCTCATGCACCGGCGGCTCACACAACTCCAGGCCGTAGAGAGCCATGGTCTCGGCCACCACAGGGGCTACGTCAGTCACCGACTTCACCCGCGACCATGCATCGTTCTCGGCGTACTTGCTGGTCACGCCGCCCTCGACCGCGAGTCGCACCAGCGGTTGAGCGACCGTCACCAACGCGTGGTCGCGGATCCGGTCCTTGAAACGGCCTGTCGCAATGCCCACATGTGAGCCATCCACGCCGTGCACCGTGAACCCCGCATCCTCCAGGAGCTTCACGAACTCCATGGACGGGGCACCCTTCGACTGGACCGCCACCTCCCACTGGCCTGACTCCTCGGCCAGGTCCGTCATGTAGGCGGGCAGCCACAGCATCCCGGCGCGCTGCGTGCGCACCGTGACGAACGGCCTGCCGTCCGCCGTGAGGACCGCCGCAGCGACGTAGGTCATCGACCGGTTCTGCGAGGTGTCCACGCCCCACACAGTCCGCGACCCCGGAGGGATCACGATCTGCGAGGGCGAGACGTGCGTCGCCTCCAGGGCCTCCACCGTGATGTAGGAGTTGACCTGGGCGTCCACCCACTGACACAAGACCTCGGTGCGGTAGTCCGCATTGGGCATCGTCAGAGAGTCGGAGATGCACATCTCCACCGTGATCGCGCCATAGCCGATCGACGGGTTCGCCTGGAGGATCCCCTCGACGTCGTCGATGGGGCACTCATCCGGCGCCGACCACTCGAAGAGCCCGAGGGAGACATCGTGGTGCGCATCGTTGGCGTACGCCTCGGCCGACATGATGCCGGCCTCGACGTAGCGGTCCCACTCGCTGTTGAGCTCGAGCCCGACGTCGCGCTGCTGCTTCAGCACGACGGACCGCGGATCCCCCGCATTCGAGATGCCCCACAGCTGGCCCGACCAGAAGCTCTTCGTCGTCTGGGACACCGCATTCCACGCGACCCAGTTCTTCTGCTCACGTAGCTCATCCATGAGGACCCGGGCGGCAGGCTTGCCACGGGAGTTACCCGCAGCGCGCATCTCGTAGTGGGCTCGGGAGCGGGCGTAGATGCCCTCCTGGCCGTGGGCGTCCACCACCTTCGCGGTGCTCGCCTGCAGCATGGGGATCGCCAGTTCGGCTTCCTCTATGGTCTCCGGATCCGGATCGCACCAGGTCTTCACTTTCGCCCACGGACCGCGCGCGATGTCCAGGTTCTGCGCGGTGCCCACGACCTTGAAATCCACGGGTGGGACGCGCTCGGGGTGGCGAGCCGAGTCGACGAAGATCCACCATGCCGACAGCACGGCGGCGAGCATCGTCTTCCCGTTCTGTCTGGCCACCAGGACGACCACTCGACGGAACCGGTAGGCGCCGTCCTCACGCAGCTCCAGAGCGTGGATGAGGAGCCACCGCTGCCACGGATACAGGTCGACGCCGAGGACCTCCAGAGCGAAGTCGATGACCTCGAACCCCAGACTCGTCTCCGGTGTCAGATCCCGGAGAGGCCTGGTCCACAGGCGCGGCTCCGTCCTCCCGAACAGAGTCGCCACCAGAGACCACCCCCTCGATCAGCCCGTGCGCTCGGCCCCCTTCTTCCGACGCCACGCGTCGATGCCCACCGGTGCCGTTGGCTCGCCCTCGCCACCCCCACTGGTTCCCGCGAACGCTGCCGGGAGAGACGCAGGAGTCACCTGCAGCGCCTCGCAGGCCTTCATGTACGTCGGGATCGTGCCGAACGCCGCCTTCTCCATCGCGGCCAGGCCCGCCTTCTGGGCCTCGTCAATGAGCCAGGCCAGTGTCTTCAGCGTCGCGATCGCACCCTCGAATTCCGGCTTGTCCTCCAAGTGCTTCGCGGCCTTCACAGACCGGCACGTCGCGTCGTAGATGTAGCCGCTCCGCCTGAGCGCCTTCGGTGGAGGAGGGATGAAGCGACCACCCCACACCTTCATCTCCTTGACGATCTCGCGCTCCACCGCCAGGACCGGGTGGGGAACAGGCTGGCCGTTCTTGTCCTTGACCATCACGCCCTCGTCCTTCACACGACGACGGCAGTCACGCAGGATCGCCACCTGAGCGCAATACGTCTCCAAGTCCGGGCCGATGATCTGCTCCGGATGCGGGTGGGCAGCCACCACCTGGCACCACACCTCCCGCACGCCCTCATCAAGGTGGGCCGGAGGCTCGAACACCTGGTGTTCCTTCGTCTTCCTTGCCATGACGCCACCCCCTCTGCGCCTCACGGTCCGGTGTGAACCCCTGGGATCGCCGGACGGTCGGCATATTCCGGTCGCAGTTCCCGCAGCTTCTTCGCCAGGGCAGACCGCGAGCGCGGCCACCCCAGTTCCCGCATCGCAGCGTCGACGGAGATCCTGGGGAACTTCTCCAGCAGAGCACGGATCTGCGGCTCTGCTGCATCGATCATCGACTGCGTCTGGCGTCGCACATACCGTGCGCGGGCCCCTGGCGCGATTGCCGCCCTCACCGCTGACTCCGAGACACCCAGTTCCCGGGAAACCCACCGCACAGACCCTGAGAAGCCCCAGGCGCGACGAATGGCCCGCCGATCCCTCATTTCGACCCCCCACCGGCTTTCACGTGGACGGATCTGGCGATCGCAACACCCCCCGGTCCGAAAAGGCCGGGGGGAGAGGACTGGGCCGCGCGGGAGGTAGGCCGGGTCAGGGGCGTCGCTGGATTTTCTGACGGCCGCGGCCCGCCGGGCCCCGCGGCCCCGTGAGGTCACGCTCGCTCGAACGCCTCAGCGAAGGCCTTGAGCCCATCGGCCACGCGACGCTCCAAGTCCAGGCTGATGACAACCGCCGGATGGTTGGTGTGCGCGTCTTCGACGGAGTAGCTGGCGGGCAGCTGGCACAGGACCTCGGCCACCATCGTCGGCTCACCGTCACCGATGCTCGCCCCGAGCGTGAACCGCATCGGGACCTGTCCCACTGTCGGATGCTTCATGGCCTGCTCCATTCGGTCGATGGTCACCACCAGTCGGGCACCTGCTCACCCAGCCCCGCCTTCGGTGCCTGGTTGGATCGCTCCCCGTTGCATCTGCGGTGGGAGTGGCGGAAGTTCGTCGGGTCTTCCTGCAGGTCCGGGTGCGTGCTCACCGGGAAGTAGTGGTCTAGCTCGTGACTGTCCTCGGTCGTGCCGGGCGCCGCGTCGTAGTCGATGCGCTGCAAGCAGATCCAGCAGCTCGCTTCTGCCCTGGTCGCCGGGTCCGCGTCGAGGCGGCGACCCTGCTCGAAAAAGTCCCGCGTCAGCTGCTTCATGTTGCGGGACGTTGACCTCTGGCCCGTTGGCATCCGATCACCTCCCGGGCACGAAGAAACCCGGGGCGTCATGCGCTCCCGGGTTCATCCTGGACATACCTCGTCCGCTGTCACCAAGGTTACACCTTCACATGGGCGTTCTGTCCAGCACGCCTATGGACCGGCGATGCTGGGCCTGAGCCTGTGCGAAGTCATCCCTCGAAAGTGACGACTTCCGCCCGCTCGATCCAACGGGCGAGCAAGCTGAATGCAGCAAGAGACTCCAGCGTCTCGTGCTCTGACAGCGGGTGCTCATCTGGAGTGAGATGAGTCAGAGGGTTCCGCACTGCGGCGTACAAGCCGACCCCCAAGTTCATTGCCCCCAGGTGCACATCCCGGAACAGATCAGGATTCTCCTCCCCGATGAGCCGGAGTCGAGGCTTCCCCTCTTTCGGAGGTTCAAGACTGAATGCCTGTTGCACCAACTTGCCGTTGTCGATATCCCGGCGGCCCACCTTCTTCTTCAATCTAGAGCTCACATTGATCGCCGCAGCGGTAAGGGCTGCATCATGGTTGCCGCTCTCCCAATGCGGACGAGCAGCGTCCCACACCCACGGGTGCAGTGTGTCAGCGGCGACGATGGGAGGCGGCTCGGACTCTCCGAGCTTCTCCCGGGCCTCATCACCATGGCGGATCTCCCAGATGATCTGCTTGGCAAGCGTCTCGTTAGCATAGAGCGGACCTTCGAAGAGGTTCTCGCCGATCATGAGCAGCACCATCTTCGCGTCGAAGATCTCGTTCTCAGAGCCGCGAGATCGGGTCTTGCGGTTGGGTCTCTGCTCAGAAGCTGGCAATGGCACTCGCTCCAATAGATGCAGATAGTTCTCCGCCTGAGCCACTGCCCATTCCTCATCCACGTGACAACGATACCGACCACACCGTGTGTCTGCGGCCCGCGGTCGCCCGACGAAGCGTCGACGTGTCATCGGATGGAAGCTCAGTATGTTCATTGGCCATTTCCTGCATGTCGAAGCGAACGGGTTGCTCTCTCCTGGCGAAGACAGTCAGGCCATGACACCCACCGTTCACGACCGACCTTCAGCGACTCGACCCGACCCCGGTGGATCCATACCTTGAGCAGGCCGACTGACACCCCCGGAAGACGCGCCGCCACATCGGCAGGTCGCAACCACTCGACTCCGTCAGGCGCTCGCACCGGTCACCTCCTCGATGAGCTCGGGCCGGGCAAGGACCATCTCCACGGTCCTGGTCCAGGCGTCCTCCAGCCACAGCTTCCCGCACTCGGGGTTCTCACACCCCACCATGGCCGGTGCCCGCTCGCCTGCCGGCGGATGATAGACGAGGGACCGCTGCCCACACCTCGGGCACGGCATCGGCACCACGTGCTCACGCTCCTCCATCGGCCACCTTGCCTGGGCCGTGGCCACCTGCGAGCACAGCTCGGCGCGCATCTCACCCGCCCACGTCTGCTCGGCCACCCACGCCAGGTGAGGCAGGAGCCATCGCTGCATCTCCTCGATCGCACCCTGGGACGCACTGATGCGCTCCTCGCTGGGCAGGTATGCCTCGCCCGTCACCGGATCCACCCGTCGGTCCGGTGTCGAGAACCTCCACCCGATTGGGGACGGGCCACGCAGGTGGCCGGGGTGCTCGGCCACGATCTCATCGACCCACGTGCCCAGTAGGCCCGCGATCTCATCGGCCGCCATGAGCTCCGGCGGGTACAGTACCCGGGACCCCGGCACCCCACCGCCCCCGCCCTCGTGCCCCTGGGGCGAGGACAGGTGAGGCTCGGCCAGCATCCGCAAGTGAGCCGTCAAACCCGGGATGTCCACCACCGCACCAGTCAGCCTCTGGAAGCACCACCGGCACAAGCGGCCCACCTCAGCCACCCTGGGCACACACCCCTGGCACTCCTCATCCACACAGGACCCCAGATGCTGGCCCCTGACCACACACCCGCTCACACACCACAGACCAGCCCTCATCACCGCCTCCTCCTCTTCTTCTTGCGCTTCCTGCCAGGGGGACTCGCCTGGGGCCCCGACCCGCCCCCACCAGACCCGTCCCTTCCCGACCTGACCCGACCCGTCCCTTCCCTACCCGGCAAATCCCCATTCGCAGAGGCTCGGACTGGGGATTCAATCCCCACTCGACCGGAGTCTGCGACGCCGGGGCCACCGGCCGAAGAACCCGCGGACGCACCCTGATCAGGGGTGCCAGGGTCAACCTCGGCCGGGATGCCCGCGGACGCGCCGCGTGACTCAACGGGAACTGCACCACCGGGGTCACCATCCCCGCCCGCGAGCGCGTCCCTCTGGGGCGTGTCTGGGGCGTTTGTGGGACCCGCGGGCGTGGTGCGCTCGGATGCTTCTGCGGGGAGGAGACCCCTGTCGGTGAGGTACTTCGTGGACCAGGTGCCGTAGTGGGGATGGTCGGGGACGGGTAGGAGCTTGTGCCAGGAGTCCCACGAACCGGTGTCGTCGGCTTGGCGTGAGGAGTTGCAGCTCATGCAGGACACGACCAGCGTGTCCGGCGTTGCTTCCTCTGTGCTCCCGGGGTGTAGGTGGTCGAGGGTGCCCTTGTACTTCGTTGGGCGCCCGGGCCAGTGCACCCCCTTCCCGCACCAGCGGCAGTTGTCGCCGTCGCGCAGCAGCACGGGCCCCTTGAGGTTGTGGTCGCGGGTCTCGTTGTTCTGCTGGCGATCATGCTCGACGTCGGCCTTCAGTCGGATGTTGATGAAGTCGTCGTCCTCCACGATGCGCAGCTTGCGGACGCCGTCGACCTGGATCCATTCGACGAGGTTGACGGCCACCGCGAAGTCGATGACCTGGGGTCCGTTGCCGTGGCCGTACATGAGGGCGGTGCCGAGGTCGACGACGTAGTCGGTGAGGTGTTTCGCCGACCACGCTGCGCAGGCGTCGAGCCAGCCGCGAACTTCGTTCACGCTTCGCCCGTCTGCGCCTTCCAGTCCTGCGACTTCCATGAGCTTCGGATAGTCGGAGGACTCGTCGCCAACCTTCAGCCATGGCATCTGGTGGGTTCTCCTCGGCTAGTTCGAGCACCGGCACTCGCCGGTGAAGGGATTGATCAGACCGCCACACGAGGGGCAGAACTGCCCGGGCGGATCCTCGTCATCCATGACCATCACCTCCTCTCCCAGGTGTCGGCATCTCCGAGGCGGTGGAACCACGACTCCCCGGTCTCGCGGCACCGGTGCGGTGTCCCCGCCTCGTCGTGGCCGCGCCACAGGTCGCAGTAGTAGGTGCGCTTGTGGGCCCCGCCAGGGCGGCGCCGACCATCCACCCACGGGATGACCGTGACCGTCAGGACGCCCGAACAGCACACCGACCGCGTCGGATGAGTCTTCAGAGACACGTCAGACCACCTCAACCAGGGCCGTGCCCTCGACGGCAGCCCGTGCATTCTCATTCGGCGTCAAGCCCCGGTGGTCGAGGAAGCGCACGAGCTCCACCTCGGGAGCCCCAGGGCGCACCCGGACGTGCTCACGCCGCGTCCCCTCACGGTCCAGGGAGCCGTGCAGGTACAGGTACCGCTTCCCCTTCGCCGTCGGGTGGCGATGCTCCTTGCCGTCCCTCAGCCTGCCGTCCGCGCCTCGGCCGCGAGCGCCGCGCTGGTTGATGAGGAGGTTTCGGGCGTAGAGGAACTCGAAGAAGGTGCGCTCGGGGATGTCGGAGAAGTAGTGCTTGTGGAACTGGGTGAGGGTGATGCCGTCGTTGGCTTCGATGGCGCGGACGACGCGCTGGGACGCTTGGGCCTGCTGTTCGGCGTGCTCGGCGCGGCGGGTGGTGTCAACGAGGCGCTGCGCCATAGCGAGGATCGCTTCGGGGCTCATGAGGGCGACGTCGGTCGTCGCGGGGCCCTGGGGCTGGGTGGGGGTGGTGTAGGTGCCGGTGGTGCGGATGCTGGGCAGGACGTCGTGGGTGACCCAGCGGCGGAATGGCTTGGCGTTGGGTGCGTCGGAGCGGAGGGCCACCTCGTACATGCCGGCCTCGGAGACGAGGATCGTGTCTTGGGTGCGACCTAGGGCGTCGGGGATGGGGTACGTCTGGCGTACCTCATCGTCGAGGGGTTCCGCGACGGCTGCGGGGCGGCGGGCCAGGCCGAGGGCCCGGCACAGGTCCACCAGGACGAACCAGGGCTGGTCGTCGACGTCGACGATGCGGACCGGCTGGTCCTGGAAGTCGAACAGCATCACGTCCTTGTTCATTGCGCGTTGCTCCCTTCGGGGCCGTAGTCGGACTCGTCGAGAGTCCACATGTCGCCATCGCAGTCGATGACCGTGTCGAGGCCGCATCGGGTGCAGCGTGATGCGGTGAGGCGGCCGAGCATTCGGACCCGCTCGCCCTCGTCGACGGTGCGTGTGCGGAGGTAGGGCTTGCCGCTGCGGGTTCTGGCCCATACGTCGACTGATTGGCCGGGCAGGGCGTACATGGAGCCCTGCGCCATGACCGGCGGGGCGGGGGTTCCGCACCGCTCGCAGCACTCGGACCGCGCGTGGAGACGGAGAGTCGTCTGGAATGCGAAGGTCGAGAACGCGCCCCACTCGACCTCGCGCCCATCCCACTTGGCCGGGAGTGCCCGCCAGGTGGTCGGTGGGGTCGCCTCGTAGGCCATGGTCAGAAGGTCGACGCCTGTCATTCGCTCGTTCCTTCGCTCGGTACGATTCCGATATGACAGCTGGTGATGATTGGATTCCGCTCCGGGAGCGAATGGGTCTGCGCGAGCCGCTTGACCCAGTGAAGGGAGTTCCCGCATTCTTGCGAGGACCAATCGCGGATTGGATTGAAGAAGCCATTCTGGACGTCGATCGATTCGACCCGGGAGACACCCTGCGGAGCCTCGGGTTGAAGCTCAGGGTCCCGATCAGCACTGACGATGTCGACGACGCCCGCGTCGACTTTCTCTACGCTCTGCAAGACGATGGATGGCTCACCCTCGACGCCGTCGATTTGCTGCTCCACTGGGGAGCTTCTGCTGTAGAGCTTCGACAAGTACTTGATGCCGCCGACCATGAGTTCACGGTGGATGCCGATGGTCGACGCCTGATCTCTCGCGTCGATCCGTCCACCCAAAGCGCCTACCAAGAGGCCACTCGACCTGAGGATCATGCGACTGCCTTCCTCGCTTCTGCGTGGGCCAAGACCATGTCGAGGGACAATGACCCCTCGGGCGCGTGGGCTGATGCCACCAGGGCCGTGGAAGAGCTCCTCAAGCCGATCGTCTCGCCGAAAGACTCGATGGCGACCATCGGCAAGATGGCCAACGCACTCCGTGAGAAGCCGAGCAAATGGCAGTGCAGCCTGCGAGCTGACGATGACGAAGCATCGGTCAAGGCCTTCGCACAGGTCCTTGACTTGGTCGGCTTCGCACCCGACCGGCACGGCGGGAACGGAAGTGTTGGGGTCGATCCATTGACGTCACGCACGGTTGTCCTCCAAGCCATCACCATCTGCGACTGGCTTCGATCCGGAGTCCTCCGCGTCGTCGACCAATGAACGTATCCAGGGCGTGAGCGCATCGATCGCAGCCTCCATCTGAAGCTCAGAGAACAGACGATCCGGACACGGACGCACCTCTTGGATTGCTCGCGCGACCTCCTGGCGAACGCTCAGAGGACCCCACAGGCGATCGCTCATGCCGCGTCACCGAGCCTGACGACGGTGATCTCGACTCCGGGGCCGCGGGTGCCGGCGTAGACCTTCTCCGGGCTCAGCCACTTCACGATGCGAGAGTCCTCCCGCAG